CCTGCAAAGACGTCTGCGCCTTCGCAATCGCGGCATCGATTTGTGGCCCTGTATACGCGCCGTTGTAATTAGCCATTAAGCTGCCTCTTGGGATTGATACACCATACCAGCTGACGTGATGTAAGCTTCACTACCGGATGGCACATAGTTAACGAACACGACAACTTCGCGCGTGACCACAACGAAAGCAGCGCCCACAAACGACCTTGCCCAAACTCTTTGGCCCGCATTAAGGCCAAACTGCGCGAAGTCGAGGGGCGCTTGAAAAGTCTGTACGCGATGCGCGGGGGCGTCTACTGCTGGTTGGTCTAGCGTGTTCGAGAAATGAACCAAAAAAGAACCAGACGTACCGCCCTCAACCAAGAGCACCAACGAACCCTGCGTCAACTCAACCCAAGCATCATCCGAAATCCCGACACGTTGCGTTTGCATTAGACACGCACTTTCTTATAACCGTTGACGAGCATCTTGGTTGTTGCGTCCATCGCGCCGTCACAATCACCCCGGTGGGTGTATAGACCTGCAGCGATTTGTAAAACAGCACGCTTCATTGGCGCGGGCGTGTATGTAGCGTCGCCATAACCGGCAACGTACACAATCGAAATTGCGTTAATGCCGCGCATCGCTTCCGGCCAAGTAGCCCCGTTTTTTAGGGCGATGCGACCGGGCGTTGATTGGGTGTCGACGTTGAACACGTTCGCAACCACTACCTCTGTCGGCGCGTCCGTGTCGTCGTATGTCGTGATGCTCGTCACGGAAGCCAAGGGCCAGCGCGGTGGGCCGATGTCGCTAACGATGTGACTATACAAGTCGCCAATCGCCCCTTGCCGCGTGCCTTCCCACCACGGAGACTGACCCTGCGGCCAACTGTCCATGGTGAGTGTCCAGCTTTGTGTAATAAGGGCGACACCAATCTGGTCTTCTAGAAACTGGCGCGCGGTTTCAATTAACACGCCAGCTTCTGCATCGGGCAACCCCGTTGCGCTTTCGCGCAAGTGCAAGCGCAACTCGGCAGGCGTCACCGGCTCCGTTGCTGGCCCAGTCAAAAGCCTATTGGCATTTGCAGGCCACACCTTTTTGACTGGGCGAAAGCTCATTTTTGTTCTGCCTTATTAGTAGGAACGTCGTTTTCAAGGGCATCGATCATGGCGGGCGTCATTGGCACGGCGTCTGCCATGGTTTCGACCGCCGCCGCTGGCTTGGTCTCAAGCTTTGCCGCTGGCTTCTTTTCGCCCAACACCGTGGCCATTTCGTCAGCCAGCGCCCATTCGGCGACCCGACCCGTGACAATAGTACCCGCTGGGAACGTCCGAACAGTGTGGCCCTCCGGCGCACACCTGTAGTCTTTGGTGATCGTAGCTTTCATGGTCTTCCTCCAAGGTTAAGAATGGGGGGGCAAAGCAACCGCCCCCCCAATCAGAAAAGTAGCTTATGTACGGGCGACAACAGCGCCAGCAGGAGCTACAGGCGCGGCCTTCGGCTTGCCAAGCACGCCGATCAGTGTGACCACCGCGTTGGTGCCAGTCGTGCCAGTGACACTGACGCCGATATAGCGCTTGGTGCCCGAGTAGCCGACGATGCCAGCAACCACGTTGTCAGCGGCGTCACTTGTCACTGTGACAGTCCCACCATTGACAGTATCGGTGGCCGTGACAGCAGAAGCAGCCGCCGTGTCAACGCTTTCTTGCAGCGTGGCAGTGAAGCCCGCTGCAGTACCCGCGTCAGTGATCGCGCCGTTAACGACCATGATTGAAGCTGTGTCAAAGCCCGAGACGTCGAGGTAACCCGACAAGCCGGGAGTGACACCCGATAGAGTAAGCGAACCTAGGTTCACGTACTGTGTGTTCGAAATTCCGTCGCGCATGATTTACACCTTTATGCGTGGAGAGGCGTGGCAGGTTTCACCACGCCCCATGATTACAGCGGTTTCGCCGCTTCGATTTGGACGGACGGACACCCGTGTGGGGGCAAGTGTCCGTCCTACTGCGTCGCGGTCAACCGGGAGGAAAACCCCGCGACGCAGATCTTTTACGACTTGAACGCGATCAGCTTGAGGGCTTCACCGTTGATCAGGCCACCGCCGACGCGCTTGGTGGAGTAGAAACACACCTTCGGCTTGTCAGTGTACGGGTCACGCAAAACGCGAATGCCAGCACGGTCAACGATCTGGTAAGCCGCACGCATGTCGCCAACCGCAATGGAAAGCGAACCAGTAGCAGGCGAAGGCATGTCCTCAAACGTCGCCAAGGGGTAGCCCATCAACTGACTAGGCTGGCCAGCGGCAATGCCGGGTGCCCAAAGATAAGCCCCGTCGCTGTCTTTCAGCTTGCGGACCACCTTCAACGTGCCACGGTTCATGAACCAACTGGCCATCGCGCGATACTGGGCTTTGAGGCCATACAGCGCGTCGATCAGGACGTCACCACCACTCGGAGCAGCGGCAAACGCGCCATTCACGCCAGTGTCGAACTGTTCGATGCCCAGCGTCAAGTCGCTGCTTTCAGCATAAGACAAGAAGCCGAACGGCTTAGCAATGCCGTCGCCCGAGACGAAGGCGGTGTTCTCCTTACGGCTAAACTGCTGCGCGATTTTGTCGGTCAGCCAACCTTCGACGTTGAACTCACCGTCGTCCAGAAGCTTCTGCGTCACCTTGGGCTTAGCCGAAAGCTCATGAACGGGGATGCGCCACATGCCCAGCTGGGGCGTGTCAGTTTCCGAACGGATCTGGACTTCTCCAACCCACTCGGCACCCGCTTCGTCGTTGTCGTAGCCACCTTCGAGGGTGTCCGTGCCGATGGTCTGGATGGAGGCGTAAGCCCGCATCTCAGAGGTCTCGTAGACTTGGCGTACGATTTGACCAGTCATGTCGGGGTTGACCATGTAACCACCGTCAGGATCAGAACCGACAGACAACGCTTTCTGCTCGATACCAGTGATCACGCGGTCGTCTTTACGCAAAAAGCGCCCAAACGCGCTCTTGTACGCGTCCATCTCGGCGTGGCCAAATGCAGCCGCGTCAGTGCCGTTGCGCTTCGCGATTGGTGCGAACCAAGCACGGGCTTTGGCTTCTAGGTCGACCTCGGCACCGTTTGCGTCAATCGACGTACGGTTTTGGCGCTTGACTGCAAGCTCAAATGCATCAAGCCGCTCTTGGCTTTTCTGCATAGTGCCTTCGATAGCGGTCAGCTTGTCAGTCGTCAGCGGATCGGCGACGCCCTTGGCTTCGATTTGCGCAATGCGCTCGTCGTTGGTTTTCTTGAACTCCTCAAATGCAGTGCCGACAGCGGTCACCGCATTCTTAAGCTCCATTGGGTCAAATTCTTTAGTCATTTGATCAGCCCTTTCAGGTGTGTAAGTGATGCGTGCAGGTCTCTCAACTCTGCGCTAAGCTCGTCACCATCAGCATCACGCAGAGGATCAACAGCCTTGAAGCCATGCAGCGCGATGGCTGTGGCGTCTTTCCGAGAAAACCCAGCATCGCGCAGGATCTTTTCAAAGTCTCTAATCGACTTTACGTCGGTGATCTTGGCGCTTTCCAGCATGGGGAAAGTGACCAAGCTAATCTCGTGCAGGTCGAGTTCAGTCAATCTGCGCACTGATCCTTGGCCCTCTTCAATGGCCTCAACCGTGCGGTAACCGATTGACAAACTGTCGATAGCCATAGCACGCAAAAGCGCGATAGCCTCAGCGCCTTGGCGGACGTCTTTGAGCAGCCGACCCTTGACAAACAATCCGCGATCGTCTTCGCGCACTTCGTCCCAGACACCAATGGGCTGGCTTGTGTCGTGTTGCCAGAGCATCTTAACCTTGCGACCCGAACCGAGCGTCTTGGTAAACGCACCGGGGGCAACCACGTCCATGCCCTGATCCACCACGTTGAACACAGACGCATAACCTTCAAAGGCCCCGTCGGCGTCAGGTTCGCGCTTCATCTCAAAGTTCGCGTTCAGTGTTTTAATAGTCATGCGTTAGATCCTGTTGCTTGGCCGACGGTGGTGCGGTTCTAGAGGTCGCAAAGCGTCATGTAGGTGGTCGAACAAACCCGACCTGACAGCGGCAATTTATCGTGTTTGCGGCACTGCCCCCATCTCTATCGCCGGGGTGCATCATCAAGTCGACCCCACCATCGGCACGAGGAACCTCGAAAAGCTGATCCATCGGGATCGTTGTGCCATTCATGTCGGTGTGACTGTCACGGGTTCGGTCGTCTGAAATGGCCGACCACCGCTTCCAAAGCTCCACACCAGTTTCACGAGCCGCCCCGAACGCTCCTGCATTAGCAGCGTTGTGGGTTTCGGTCCGGGCAATCAGCGACGCCCGGTCACGGCTAATCGATGCAACGCGGCCAGCTATCATGCGGGCAATTGCGCTGATGCCCAACCCCTCGTCCCGCCCCATAGCAATCTGGTCGATGATAAGCGAACGGGTAGTGTCGGTTATGTTTGTTACGGCCCTGCGTGTCGCTTCCGCCGCAACGTACTCAGCCGCGATGCGGGCGAAAAACTCCGCGAAGCTTTTCTGCTCCAGATCGCTTAGGCTCTTCACGGGGTTGTCTACAACGAACTGCCCGAACGCAGTCACCGACCGTACCGCCAAGTCCTCGATGATGGTAGCGACCCGGCGTATGTGGGTGACTGGAACGACGGGATCTGCGCCCGTGGCTTCAAACTCCGCTATCATAAGCATAGAGGCCCGACTGATCTCGTGTCGGATCTCACGTGTATAACGGCGCTCCAGCAGCAATAGCAGGCGCTGTTGCAGGCGTGCTTGCTTATTGAGGTCCATACGCCAACCTAATCATCTTTTGCTCCTCTTCGACCGTGATCTCATTTTGACCTTGGGGCGAAAGCTGGCCCAAGGTCAAAGAAGCCTCAGACAGTGGGATCAATCCCGCGTTTATTAGGATCTGGTCACCACCATTGATCTTCGGATAACCCTTCATCTCCCGGCGCTCGTTAATGGTCAGATCCGTGGCTTTGTCGGCCATTTCCCACAGGCGCTGGCGCTTTTCCACGATCGCCGGGATCTGGTCCAAGGCGGGGCGCAACTCGACGCCTCCGAAGTCGTTAGCAAACCAGCCGTTGAGGTCACCACCGATGTGATTGACAAGTGGTAAAACGGTGTCTTCCCAAAACGCCAAGCGCGCCTCGGCATAGTTAGCGTACGTGCTGTCGCCGGGGATGCCCATTAGCATCGGGGGCACGCCCATCGCCAAACAGATGTCGCGTGCGACGCTGTTCTTGGTCTCGATGCTACCCATCTGAACAGGCGACATGCCCATTTCTTTCCAGTCAAGCCCACCCTCAAGGAGCATTGGCCGACCAGCGTTTTTGGAACCGCTGTACTGGTCCTCTAGGCTTTCTTTTAAGCGGCTAAATTGGTCGTCTGACAGACTGCCGCCTTGACCCATGACCAGCGCGCCGGATGGCCGTGCACTATTCTGCAGCAGCGCTTGCATCCATGCCATAGACAAGTTGTGCTGATCAACGCCGTAGGCAGCGGCTTCCATTGGGCTTAGGCCGTACCAATCGTCAAGCGGGTGAAACAGCTTGGTGTGCAAGACGTCGCTTTGTCCGCTAATCGCGTCAACTGGCCAACTGACCTTGCGCCCATTGACCCGGTACTCATAGCCCGCTGGAAAGCCACTATCAGAGGGAACGACCGCCATGCGGTCGGACCGCTGAACGTACAACTCACGAGGCACGTTACCAATTCTGACCTTTTCCGCATAGGCGTTGCC